TCTCGCTTCCTAGTCAAGGCAGCAGCTCTTCCAGCTTCTAACATTACACCCATCGAAGTTCCCTTCCGTGGACGTACATTGAAGATTGCAGGAGACCGCACCTTCGACACATGGACAATCACAGTCCTAAACGACACCGACTTCGCCATCCGTTCTGCATTTGAGAACTGGATGAACACAATGAACCGTATGGAGAACGCTACAGGCACCCAGGATCCCGCTGAGTACCAGTCTGACGCATATGTGTACCAACTAGACCGCGACGGCTCTACGCTTCGCACATACCGCTTCCACGACGTGTTCCCAACGAACATCTCAACCATCGAACTTAACTACGAAACGACTGATACTATTCAGGAGTTCACCGTGGAAATGCAGGTTCAGTGGTGGGAAGCCATCAAGGGCATTGGACCCAATGCAGGCGGTCAGGATATCTTCTGATTCACCTCAAATACCGAGACCTCCGCAAGGGGGTCTTTTTTTATGCGTTGTTATAAATAATATTAGTTATAGTAAGGCTTTAGAGAGATTCGCGTTAACGCAGTGAGCAGAATATGCCCTTTAAAAAGTAGTATAAATATAAGTGTAAGAAGGTATACCACCCTTAACTTTTTTTTATTATTATGAGTAGGTTATTTGGATTTTCAATAGAAGACTCTGATATCCAACGCCCTGGATCTATTAGCCCCGTCCCTGAAAATAACAAGGATGGTGTTGATTATTATGCATCTGGTGGCTTTGGTGGTGCTTACGTCGATATTGAAGGTGTCTACAGGACTGAATATGAACTTATTCGTCGCTATAGAGAAATGGCTCTCTACCCCGAGGTAGACGGTGCTATTGAAGATATTGTGAATGAGGCAATTGTTAGTGACTTATATGAGTCACCGGTACAAGTCGAGCTAAGCAATGTAAATGCTAGTGAGAAAGTAAAGAACATCATCCGTGATGAATTTAAGTATATTAAAGAACTATTGGACTTTGATAAGCGTTCTCATGAAATTTTCCGTAATTGGTATATCGATGGTCGCTTACACTATCTTAAAGTCATTGATTTTGAGAGACCCCAAGATGGGATAATGGATCTGCGTTATATTGATCCGATGAAGATCAAATTTGTACGCAAATTGAACAGTAAGGCAGGTCCAGAAGCATCAAAACTCCTGACTGTAAATAATACTGGAAGAAATATTCCAAATGCAAGGAACAATGTATTCAGTCAAGCAATTGATGAATATTATGTTTACAATCCAGGATCAAACTCTGCTACTGGATATGCAGCACCATTTACTGGAAACAGTGGTGGTACAAATTCATCTATTAAGATAGCTAAAGACTCAATTGCATATTGCAATTCTGGTTTAGTAGATAGAAATAATCAAACTGTTCTCTCTTGGTTGCATAAGTCAATCAAGGCAGTCAATCAGCTAAAAATGATTGAGGATGCGATTGTTATCTATCGCCTATCACGTGCACCCGAACGTCGTATTTTCTATATTGACGTTGGTAATTTGCCGAAAGTGAAGGCAGAGCAGTACCTCCAACAGGTAATGAGTCGTTATAGGAATAAACTCCAATATAACGCCGAGACTGGAGAGATGAAGAATGATAAGAAAGTGATGTCAATGCTAGAAGATTTCTGGCTACCTCGCCGTGAAGGCGGACGTGGTACAGAGATTACTACCCTACCAGGTGGTCAAAATCTAGGAGAAATTACTGATCTTGAGTATTTTAAAAACAAATTATATGCAGCTCTTGGTGTTCCTGCTTCCCGTCAACCAGGTGGTAATGAAGGATTTAATATGGGGCGTTCAAGTGAAATCCTAAGAGATGAAGTTAAGTTCTCCAAGTTCGTAGCTCGTCTCCGTAAACGTTTCGCTAACCTCTTTAGTGACCTTCTAAAAACACAACTAATTCTAAAAAACGTCATCACCCCAGACGACTGGGAGGGAATCAAAGATAATATCCAATATGATTTCCTATATGACAATCACTTCGCTGAGTTAAAGGATACTGAGCTATGGCAAGAAAGATTAAACCTTCTAGCCCAAGCTGAACCATACATTGGTAAGTACTACTCACAAGAAACCGTCCGATCCAAAATCCTCCGCCAAACTGATGGCGAAATGAAGGAAGAAGATGAGAGGATTGAGAAGGAAATTGCTGATGGAATCATCCCCGATCCATCAACTCTGGACCCAGTAACAGGAGAACCTTTACCAGCAATGGAACCAGGTGATCCTGCCGGGGCAATGGCTGATATTGCAGGTGCTGCAGCGGATATTAACGGCGCTGCCGGTGGTGTTCCTACAGATCCAGCACCCCCAAAACTCCCTAAAAGTGGGGAAGGGGAAATTTAATCTTACTAAATAACTTTATATTGGTTTTTTTATTATGTCATCAAACATCGTGGACACCATTGCATCTGGCGCAACCCCTGCATCAATTACGCAGGAAATTAAAGATATGCTCTTCACCAAAAGTGCTGAGCGTATTGATGATTATCGTCAGGTAGCAGCATCACGTCTATTTGATTCCTCTAGCGAAGAAAGCGAAGAGGAGTGATCCTGGTCATACCACAAACCTACCCTAATAGAAGATGAAACTAATTACAGAAGAGATTAACAAGGTTGAATTTATCATTGAGGAGCATGGCGGCAAAAAGTCCATGTTCATCGAGGGTGTATTCCTACAGGGCAACCAAAAGAACCGTAATGGACGTGTCTACAAAACAGACACCCTTGCACGAGAAGTTGGTCGTTATTCAGAGCAGTACATCGACAAAGGTCGTGCCCTAGGTGAACTAGGACATCCCGATGGTCCTACTGTAAACCTTGATAGAGTTTCTCATAAAATTGTCTCCCTAAAACAGGAAGGTAACAACTTTATCGGTAAGGCTAAATTGCTCGAAACCCCTATGGGTAAAATTGCAAAAGACTTGCTTGGTGAAGGAGTAACTTTAGGTGTTTCTTCTCGCGGTGTTGGTTCATTAACTGAAACAAGACAGGGATATAAGCTAGTTGGTGAAGACTTTATGCTAGCGACTGCTGCCGATATTGTAGCAGATCCAAGCGCACCTGATGCATTTGTTCAGGGCATTATGGAAGGAAAAGAGTGGGTATTCGTTAATGGTATCCTAACTGAGCAACAAATCGATCACACTAGATCTACCATAAATAGTCTAGTAGTATCAAGGCAATTAGAAGAAAAGAAAGTCGAGCTTTTCCAAAACTTTTTGTCCAACCTATAAATCGTATAAATAAATATAGATTTATACTGTTAAATCAATTTACTCGTCGGTAGCAACTATTTTTACAAGACATGGAAAACGTAGTAACCAAAGGCGCTAAGTCTGCGGAACCAATGGAAAAGGTTTCGACAAGCGTAGTCGCCGGTCAAACAATCGAAGATCTCGGTGGTCCAACCCCTGAGAACTACACCAATGAACCTGATGGTCCCGCTAAGCTTAAGGATGCTGGCGCACCTCTTAAGCAAGTGAAGGATGTAGTCAATAAGGGCGCAAAGGGCGCTGAAGGCATGGAAAAAGTGCCTGCAAGCGTAGTCCCTGGCGGCAACGCTGGTGGATCCACCGATAGTCGTTCAGCATCCTCTTCATCCGAAAAGGTACCTGCTTCAGTTCTAAACTTCAATTCCGGGGCAACCCGTAAGGAAGAAGCTGAGGTAGATGAGGATCTAGATGTCGTATCAGAAGAAGAAATCTCCGCAGAGGAGATCTCCGTAGCTGAGATCGACGTCGAAGAAGACGTTACTGCACTTCTAAGTGGCGAAGAGCTTTCTGAGGAATTCCAAAGCAAAGCCCGCGTCATCTTTGAAGCCGCTATCCGTAATAAGGTCGCTATCGCCAAAGAAGAGCTACAAGCCCAGTATGAAGAGAAGCTAACTGAAGAGTTGGCTACTGTTCGTACAAGCCTAAGTGAGCGTGTAGACGCTTACCTAGAGTACGTAGCAGACGAGTGGATGGCTGAAAATGCTATCGCCGTCGAACATGGTCTCCGCACCGAAATGACTGAATCATTCCTAAGTGGAATGCATTCACTCTTCGCAGAGCATTACGTCTCTGTTCCTGAAGAGCGTTTCGACGTGGTTGAGTCCATGGTTGAGAAACTTGATGAAATGGAATCAAACCTCAATGAGCAAATTGAGCGTAATGTAGCTCTAAATGGTCGCCTTTCAAGCGCCGTTTCAGAGACTATCCTCGCTGATGTTTCCGAAGGTCTCGCTGAGACCCAGAAGGATAAGCTCGCAGCCTTGGCTGAGAACGTTGAGTTTGATAGTGAAACAGGTTATCGCGAGAAGCTAGAATCGCTAAAGGAGAGCTATTTCTCCACAAGCAGCAATACTACCGTCTCGACAAGAAACAGTGTCGAAGACCTAACCGAAGAGGTTGGTACAACTGAAGCAACACGCGCAAGCGTTAGTGGTTCAATGTTAACGTATCTTCAGACGCTCGACAGAGTTTCTAAGAAGTGAGTTCTAGATTATTAGAATCAAACACAATTTTTCACCAATAAGGTTTTAAGAACAATGTACAACAATGCAAACTCTGAGCTACTTCAGGAGAAGTGGTCACCAGTATTGGACCACGAAGGTGGTATCCAGGACGCACACAAACGTGCAGTAACTGCACAACTTCTTGAGAACCAGGAATCTGCAATCGCCGAAGAGCGTGCATTCCTTTCCGAGAACCCAATCACAACTCAGTCCAACACAGCTCCCGGCTCACCTGATGGCGCTGGTTTCTCTAACGCATCTGCTGCTGAAGGTCCTGTTGCCGGTTTCGATCCAGTTCTAATCAGCTTGATCCGCCGCTCCATGCCTAACCTACTAGCATATGATATTGCTGGTGTTCAGCCAATGAACGGACCTACAGGTCTAATCTTCGCAATGCGTTCACGCTACGAAGATCAGTACGGTAACGAGACATTCTACAACGAAGTAGATTCTGCTTACTCCGGTAACGTTGATCCTGTAACAGCAACCAACCTTGACCGCGAGTATGTTTCTGGTTCTGACGGCGCTGCTGTTGGTTTCGGTACAACTGCACAACGTGGTTCTAACCCCAGTCTTCTACAGCCTGGTGGCGGTGCAGCCGGTATCGGATCAGCTGCATACAACACTGGCGAAGGCATGGGCACTGACCAAGCTGAAGCTCTTGGTGTCGAAGGTTCTGGTGTTGACTTCCGCGAAATGGGCTTCTCAATCGAGAAGGTCACCGTAACTGCTAAGTCACGTGCGCTCCGCGCCCGTTACAGCATGGAACTTGCACAAGACCTCAAGGCTATCCACGGTCTCAATGCAGAAGCTGAGCTAGCTAACATCCTCTCCTCCGAGATCCTTTCTGAGATCAACAGAGAAGTCGTTCGTACCGTCTACAAGACCGCTAAGCCTGGTGCACAAGCAAATGTAGCCCAAGCTGGCGCATTCGACCTTGACGTTGATTCTAACGGTCGTTGGTCCGTAGAGAAGTTCAAAGGACTTATCTTCCAAATCGAGCGCGACGCTAACGCGATTGCACAAGAAACTCGTAGAGGGAAGGGCAACTT